GTATAGTGGACCAGTTGCACCTCAAATGGTTACATATTCTGCTATTAATATCTTCAACACTTCCTACTACTGGTTTTGATCCTGCTGATCCAGATGGCATAGTTGCCTCACTTCCCATTGTGGAAGTCGCATCTTGTGTCATCATCGTGTTCATTACATCAGAAACGCTCATTAATTACTCCTTATTGATTCTGCTTTACCATATTCTGAGCAATAGCACCTGTATTAATAGGTGTAGTATTGATCGGAGCCGGTGCAGGGTTGTATGGTGCCATTGGTACGGTAAATAAAACAGGGAACATATAAAATCTTTGAAGTTGAACTGCAAAAACAGGACTCATCATAGCCTTATTATACATTAACCCTTCCATTACCATTATATATTGCTTAAGAGTCATCAATATATCCTGATCTTCATCTTTATACGTTCTCTCTTGAAGAGTTTTAAGAAGAATAGGGTACATAACAATAAAATCATCCCACTGTTGAGGTTCTCCTACTGTTGGATCTCTCTTTAATATTTTACTAACAACAGTTTCAGCAGCCTTTACAGCAACAGATGCCTTTTCTTTAAATCTTTCATCGTTAGCAAGGTCTAGCATTTGCGCAATCTCTTCTTTTCCAAACATTGGATCAGCCTGAGTAGCAGTATTAAGATCTAGAATCGCAGAAATTCTACCTGCTTTAGAGTCTGGAAGTGATGAAGCATTTAGTATTCTAACATCATAAGCACATCCAAAATCAGCACTTTCAAATGAATCAATTAGGTAAGAGTTGTCTTTTCCAAGAATACGGATCATTCTTCCATCTTCTTTTTTATAATAGTCACCCATTACAGAAATCATCATCTTATATGTGTCTTTAATTCTTTTCATTCTCTTTGCAATACCAGATGACTGTCTTTGTTGATCCTGCTCATCTAAGAATTGAAGTGCAACAGCAGCCTTTATTCCTGTTGGCGGCTCGCCGCGAGACATACTATCAACCATAGACCCTTTCTCAATATATGCCTCAATCTTATCTGGCATTTGATATAGATCTTTATTAATAGCAGAATATGTAACCATTTGAGGTGCAACTGGTCCACTATACTCAATAATACCATACTCATTATTTAACTTATCTCTATGAACAGTTCCCTTTGGCATTACCCATTTTGGCATAGACGATACAGCGATATTTCTAGCAATACTTCCCATCATCATATTGTGTAGATTCTGAAGTTGTGCAATATTAGTTAGAAATGGTCTTCCATGTAATTCATCTGGTACATCTATATCTGTATCAAAAACACAAGGAAGTTTACCATGCGAGTATGGTAATGGTCCTTCCTCTAATAGTGCTCCAACTATATACTTAATCTTAGCACCTTGTGGAAGAAACTTTGTCTTTCTATGATAATATGTAAAAACAGCCGCGTGATTCTTTCTCTTCTTTACACCGTAATCTGCACTATCATAAAAGAAAAAGTCTTCATTCATCTTTATATCATTTGCAGAATCTGGATATAATGCTTTTAGTTCATCAATATGAATCCAGTCCATAACCGTAACATCATCACAGTCATCCCACTTTGTACAATTCTGCTCAGGGAATACTCTTTCTGGTCCGTAAACCTCTACCTTAACATCACCAACCCTAACTGAGTTCTCAATAAACTCACCTTCAATTGGATTACCATTATCATCTAGTTTTGGAACCTTTAATCCCATACTATTTGCTTTAGTATATTCTGGATGTTCTCCACCAGTCTCTTCATCCCATGTGATAAAAGTAAATGACTCTCCTCTGAGAAAGTTCATTCTGTCACCGGTAGAAAAGATCCCATCTAAATCAATCTCTTGTGCTCTATTGTCAAGAAGCATTTTAACAGTTCTAGCATTGTTAATATCAACAATCTCATCATTATTTGGAATGACAGCAATACCAGCCTTCTGTCTTGCTCTTTGACTCACCTTTGTCTCAACCATTTCTTGAATGAAGTTAACTGCCATTCTTGGTTGTTTAGTTCCACTATAAGAATCATCATTCTCATTACGTCTATAATCCATAGATTTATAATGAATACCTTTAAACAAAGCTTCATACTTTCTATATTGTTCAATTCTAGATGAAGCAGCATTAAACTTTGTCTTAATATCTTCTTCTAACCATTTTAATTTTTCATCTAATGGCTTATCAGCTATAGTGAAAAACTTATGTTTATTCTCATGTTCTTCATACATGTCATAGTTTTCACAAAATAAATCTAAATATGTTCTCATCTATCTCTCCTAGATTATAAATTGATCACTACCATCGCCAGAAAATCCTTCTAAAAACTCTTTGTTCTTGTTAGGTGCTACATCTGGAACGGGAATTGGCATATATTCAATTTTATGCGTACTCTTTTTAAATGCCTTTAATTCCACTAAAGTATAAAGCGAAATAGCAATTGCTGGCAAGCTAATCATTATTGCCAGTATAGAACAAATCATTATCAATATTTCCATATAAATCCCCCTCGTCTAATAAACTATAATCATTACCTAACTTAAAGCCCCTTCTCTCTGGATATAACTCACTCTCACTCAATGGTTCATCCATCTCAACTTTATGATAATTTGCCGCATTAAATGCATATCTCAATGCATCTATAGCATGGTCATTTTCCTTTGGTATCTTTCCTTTATCATCAGTAGCATACTTTTCCATTTCCCAATATAAACCAGTATCATTATTTACACATTTATCCGACATATAGAAACACATTGGCTTTATCAACATATCCTTAATTAATGACAGTTTAGTTTCTTTATTTTTTAGATCCTTCGTACATGGAATTAAATTTATATCTTCTATGTATTTTGGCGACTGTGCCTCATTCATAAACCAAGTAGCCGCATAGTCATACACACATGTCCAGCTATCCTGATGAGGCATTATATCCTTCATTATCTTAATAGCTTTAGGTAATATATTATCTACTCTACATTCTTCTAATTTAGTTGCATATATCTGATCTAATACAAAAACTTGTTTACTGTATCTATTTATAGCAACAAACAAAACAGCAAAACACTTTGCACTACCAGGATCAAATGATGCATAAAAATCCCATTGCTTTGGAAAGCAGCCTATAATATCCATCATATCTTTAAATTTCTTAATGTGCTTATCTTTAGATAGCATTGGGAATATGTTATTTCCTGCCGCACTCACTCTCATGGCTAAATATTCCTTTTGCCATTTCCAATACTCGCCCTTCTCTCTCAATTCATTTTCCTTTCTAATGAAAAAGTCTTTATTAATATGAGGATTTGTCATGCTTGGCATTTGAATATGGAATCCAACTGGTGAATATTTAGTCTCATCAGCCATAGTACACCATCTTTTGAATGAATCCTCACTAGCATCAGGTGGAGTTCCAATAATCATTAATGGCGCATCCGTGATACCCAGGTTAGGCTCAAACCCATCATGAAAATTAGGATTGTGATCTTTAAATTCATCATAAACAACGAGACCCGTAGCGGAATAACCTCTTCCTTTTTCATAATTATCCGCGCCATCACATTTAATGAAACTGCCATTACGAAAGATAACACGAAAATCACTATTATTAATTGTAATACCATATTTCTCCATTAGGTTCTTTGGTAGAAAAAATGGCAAACGTGAATTTGCCCATACTAAATCTCGTATCTGATCCCTATATGGTGCTATATAGTAACAAAATTGATTAGGCTTTAGTAAACATGTTCTATACAAACAGTAAATTAGCAACTCAGTCTTACCCCACTTACGACCACATTCAATGAATACTCTCTTCTTTAAATCTGTAAACAGCGCATGTCCTGCATTAACCTGACCTCTGTGCGGTGTAAATACAGAATGAAGATCACTAAGAACCTGACTAGTGTAAATTAACTTTCCATCTAAATCTTCTACTTCCATGGAACCTTCACATCTACATCAGCCTTAATTACATCATCACTCTCTTTAAATTCAACTATATCATCTTTAGTAACATAGTTAATATCATCCTCAGATACTTCTATCGCCTGAGCAAAAGGATCCTCCGCTAATATCCTAGCCTCTTCAGCATTAGCATACTCAGTAACTTCCTTAGAGCATGCACCTAATTGCTCAATATTCATATCTTTAAATGTATTCTCTATAAGTGTCTTCAACTGACGCTCAACTTCTACATTAATAGCACTAGTTACAAGATATGGATGAAATCCAAGACCCTTCTTAACTATCTTATCCTTTAATGATACAAGAATAGGATTAGACGGCACAAATTCGTTCTCTATAAATTCCATGTTGACTCCCTTTTTAAAGACAATATACTGTCAACAAGTTGTATGTCAAGAAAAAATATTGGTAAGATATGAATATTGAGCAATTAGGTGCATGCTCTAAGGAAGTTACTGAGTATGCTAATGCTGAAGAGGCTAGGTA